GCACAATTATTCTCGCCTAGTAAATGTAAGATAGCAAAACTACCAGCGAAAGATGCAAGTGAACTACTTGCTGATAACAGGGTTAAAGATATTATAGAAGGTGTATGGGGTGCAACATCTTATAGACCAGACGGAGTTATCTGTGGTGATGAATTAAAAGATGAAATAGATAAGCCTATTGAATGGGGATTATCTTATCCTTATGATAGATTAACTACTTTAACTTTTGGTATACGACCTAATGAGATAATTACATTAGGTGCTGGTACTGGTATGGGTAAAACAGAGTTGTGGAAAGAGATAGCCACACACATAGGAGTAGAGCATAAGCAAAATGTAGGTATGGTTTTTCTTGAAGAACAGATAACTGATACTGCGTTAGGCATTATGGGTAAACATTCTTCTATACCTTTCCATCTACCAGACACACAATATACAGAAGAAGATAAAAACAAAGCTTTTAATGAAACATTAAAAACTGGTAGGTTTTTCTTCTATGACCATTTTGGTTACATGGATTATAATTCTATTAAGTCACGACTTAGGTATTTAGTTGTGTCTTGTGGTTGTAAGTATCTTTTCTTAGACCATATCACTGCGTTAGTAACAGGACATGACGGAGATGAACGACGTGAGTTAGATAGAATAATGACAGACCTAGCTTCAATGGTTAGGGAATTAAAATTTACTTTGTTTTTAATTTCACATCTTTCTACCCCTGACGGTAAACCACATGAAGAAGGTGGTAGGGTTATGTTAAAACATTTCAGAGGTAGCAGAGCTATTGGTCAGTGGTCTAGTTTTGTTGTAGGGTTAGAACGAAACCAACAAGATGTTGATACAGAAGCTAGACATACAACAACATTAAGAATATTGAAAGATAGATACACAGGAAGAAGTACTGGAGAATGTCTATATCTAGGTTATTCACCAGAAACAGGACGATTAACTCCTAAAGATAATTGTCCATTCCAAGATGAAACTGGGGGGGAATCCAATGTTATATTTTGATATTGAAACAGATGGGTTACTCCCAGACTTAACTAAAATACATTGTTTAGTTATTGTTAAAGATGAAATGACTTATAGATTTAATGGTAAGTCTATTCAACTTGGTTTAGAAATGTTAGAACAGCATAAGGATAAAATTTGTGGACAAAATATTATTGGTTTTGATATACCCGTAATACATAAACTATATCCAGATATAAATTTAAAACTAAATCGAGTTGTAGATACTTTAGTTTTATCCAGAGTTTTGTTTCCTAATCTTAAAGAGATTGATTATGAAAAGAAAGCTTTAAATAAAAATTATGAGTTAGAATCTAAAAACTTTGGAAGTCATTCTTTAAATTCGTGGGGGCAACGATTAGGTTTTCCTAAAGATGACTATGCGAATAGAATGGCTGAACAAGGTATTGATGCTTGGGCAGAATGGTCTGAAGAAATGGAAGATTATTGTGTACAAGATGTTAAACTAACAAAACATTTATATGAAAAAACTCTTGAGACTAAAGAATTATCTACAGACTGTTTTACTTTAGAACATGAGGTAGCTGATATAATAATACGACAGAGCTTATATGGTTTTACTTTTGATGTTAAGTCTGCTGTTAAATTATATGGTATGCTCTCTGAAAAGAGACAGATACTATCATCAGAACTTAAAGAAATGTTTGGTAGTTGGTATGTTAAACAGCCTGACTTCATACCCAAAAGAGATAACAATAAGAAGGGTTATGTAAAAGGAGTTCCTGTACCAAGACAAAAGTTAGTAGAATTTAATCCTAACTCTGGAGACCACAGAGCTAAGATGTTAATTGATAATTATAATTGGAAACCTGTAGATTTTACGCCCTCTGGGAAACCAAAGGTAGATGAAGCGGTACTAAGTAAACTTGATTATCCTTGCATACCTTCAATTCTTGATTACATGGTAGTAGAAAAAAGAATTGGACAACTAGCTGAAGGAAACAAAGCTTGGCTTAAGTTAGAAAGGAATGGGAGATTACACGGACACGTAAATACAAATGGTGCGGTCACGGGAAGAATGACACACCAGAATCCCAATCTAGCTAATGTCGTTGCAAGTTATAGTTTATACGGAAAAGAGTGCCGTTCTTTATTTACCGTTCCCACAGGGCATTTGCTTTTGGGTTGTGATGCCGAAGGGCTGGAGTTACGAGCGTTAGCGCATTATATGGCGGTCTTTGATGGTGGAAAATACGCTGATACGGTCATTTTAGGGAGTAAAGAAAAAGGAACAGATGCTCATTCAGTCAACCAAAGAATAATAGGACTCAACAGTAGAGATACTGCTAAGACTTGGTTCTATGCTTTTATATATGGTTCTGGAAATGTAAAGTTAGGTTCTATAATACATGAAGATAAAAAACTAACTGGTAAACCTAGTGAAGCAACATTAGCAAAACTTGGCGCGGCATCAAGAGCTAAGCTTTTACAAAGTTTACCAGCTTTAGATAAGCTAACTAAATTAGTACAGAAAAGATTTAGTGAACGTAAATACTTAATCGGTTTAGACGGAAGAAGGTTATATTGTAGGAGTAATCATTCAGCATTGAATACCCTTCTTCAATCTGCTGGTGCTGTCATTATGAAAAAAGCATTGTGTATATTGGATAATGATTTACGTACTGTTAATGGATATAGGAATGGGCTTGATTATGAGTTTGTTGCTAATGTTCATGATGAATTTCAAATAGAAGTTAAAGAAGAATTAGCTAATGATTTCTTTTTGGTAGCTAGTGCCTCCATTAAAAAAGCGGGGGAGCATTATAATTTTAAATGCCCACTATCAGGAAGTTGTGTTGTTGGTAAAAACTGGTCGGAGACACACTAATGAGTAAATTTAATAATGATTCTAAATTCGATATAGATTTAAAATATGGTAAAGTAAAAGAAAAAGAAGTAGCTGATATGTTAGAAAACTCTACCATAGAAGTTAAAACAGAACGAGGACAATGGTTAAACACAGGTAATATTGTTATTGAGTATGCTTGTTATGGTAAACCTTCTGGCATAAGTAACACCAAAGCAGATTTTTGGTTTCATAACTTAGCATTAAAAGATGGTAACTTTTGTTCTCTTGTGTTTCCTGTGGCTACATTAAAGAAATATGTATTAGAAAATAAATTACGCACAATAAGCGGTGGAGATAACAATGCCGCACAGATGTACCTTGTTCCGTTAAAGGAATTATTTGATTCTAAAAATATACAGGGATTAATATAATGAAAGACAGTGAATCATCTTTTATAATTATAGTTTTAGTATGTGGGATAATTATTTTAGTTGGGCTATTAGACGCTACACGAAGATTAAATGAAAAGAATGCTGTGGACTGTTTGTTTGAACAAGCTAGAGAACAGAGAGAACAAGATTGGTCATTACAAGATTTATATAATCCGACAGGGGTGTGGTGTTTACCTACAGAATATACCGTTGTTCCTGTGGACTGTCAGTGGTATAGTAAATATGCTAACTAGGAAAGTTCTTTACTGTGACGGTAGAAGAACTACCAACCCAGAATTGATAGAGGACTTTGAAGATGAATTTGAACAGTGGGTATTTTACTGGTCTTTAATCATGGAACAGTCAGTTATAACACTTCATTAAAAATTTGACCTTCTGAGAGTCGTTATAAGAGCTTTCAAATAAACATTGATGCTACAGCATCTACCTTTTTAACCAACTTTCAACAACTTAGGTGATACATGAAAACTACTTTAATTTTAGACGGGGATATTATCGCATACCAAAGTGCGGCAAGCAGTGAAATAACAGTCGACTTTGATTGTTGTGGTGGATTATGCTGTGAGAGTTACCCAGACTTATTAGAAGATAAAATAAAATCTATAATATTAGATTGGATATCTCCAATTAAACATTTTGATAATATATTAATTGCAATAACTAACAAAGAAAAGAAAAATTGGCGAAAAGATATTTATCCTGAATATAAAGCTAATAGAAAAGATGTAAGAAAACCAGAGTTACTGGTAAAAGCTATTGAATATTTAGAGGAAAATTATAATTGTATTTCAACTGCTGGGTTAGAAGCTGATGATGTAATAGGTATAGAGGCTACAACACATGAGAAAGGTATAGTAAAAATAATTGTGTCTACTGATAAAGATTTTTTACAGATACCTTGCAGACAGTTAAACCCTGTGACTGGTAAAAAGCTTTATCCTACAACAGAGAAAGCTGATTGGTGGCATATGATTCAAACATTAGCTGGCGACCCTGTTGATAATTATAAAGGTGTTCCACGAGTAGGTGTAAAAACAGCAACAAAGATATTGGATAATATTGAAAAAGATTCTTGGTGGAATACTGTATTAAGCACGTATGAGAATAAAGAGCTAACTGAAGAATATGCTTTAATACAAGCACAGATAGCCAGAATATGTAGAAGTTCAGATTATGATACAACTAAAAATGAGGTAAAATTATGGACTCCAAAAATCAGTTAAAAAAAGACCAAAAAACTTTTGAAGAACTTATACAATCTCAAAAGCCAGCTTCAGATATGTTTGACTCAATGAAGTCTCAACCGCATTATATGGAAGGTATACAACCTATAGAATACATACAAAGTAGAATGTCTCCAGCACAATTCTCAGGATACCTCGAAGGTAATATTATTAAGTATATTTCTAGGTATCATGTTAAGGGTGAGCCTATAAAAGATTTAACTAAAGCCAAAGTATATTTAGATTGGCTTATTCAATTAACAGAGAATGGTACGATAAAAGTATCATAGTTCAATATATCCCGTTATTAAGAGGTATGCTAATTTATGTATGAAGAAATACCCTACGTTTCTGCGGAGTTAGTAGATTATTTTAAATCAAACTATCCGTTAAAACGACCAACAAAAATAGATGCTGAATCTCCACAGGTTGCGTGGAACATAGCATTTCAATCAGGTGTATTTAGTTTAATAGAAAAACTAGAAGATATACACAAAACTCAAGAAACCACACAAGGTTTAGAACAAGTATTAGGAGAAAAATAATATGTGTCCTAGCGCGTTATTCGGTAAACCGAAAGCACTTCCGCCAGCACCAGATGTAGCAAAAACGGAAGTGGGTAAAGATAAATCACCTCCTCAATTTGGTTCTAAAACAAAATCAGATGCTAGAACTCAAATTGCTAACAGGTCTGGAACTTCTAAGTTTAGAATAGACTTAAGCGGTGGCGGTTCTGGTGGCTCTGGTCTTAGTATACCGACGGTTGTATAATGAAATATGATTCTACTTCTGTTAAAAGTCAGTATTCTCGTTGTGAAGATAACAGAGAGCCTTTCTTAAGACGCGCTCGTAAAGCTTCCTCATTAACACTTCCTTTTTTGATTGCGCCAGATGGTCACACTGGGGCTTCTGATTTACCTACACCTTATCAATCTATGGGTGCTAGGGGTGTTACTAATCTCGCCGCAAAATTATTACTTGCATTACTCCCTCCTGACAATCCTTTCTTTAGATATGACGTAGATAAATTCCAACAAGAAGAATTTTCTGAAGATGAAAAAGTTCAATTTGATAAAATTCTATCTGACGTTGAAACATCTGTTATGAATTTTATAGAAAGTTCCCCTATTAGAACAGCCGCTTTTGAAATGCTTAAACATTTAATTGTAGGCGGCAACGTATTAATTCATTATCAATCTGAAAAAGATAAAGCTGATTTAAGAGTGTTTGGTGTAGATAGATATATTGTTAAACGCGCACCTACTGGAAAAGCACTGGAAATCATAGTTAAAGAAATGGTTGTACCCAATGCACTTTCCCAAGAAATTTTAGAACATTGTCAATGTAAGCCTGACAGTGGCGACTCATATAATAAACCCATTCAAATGTATACGAAAGTTTGGTGGGATAACATGGATAATAAATACCATGTATCACAACTTATTAATGATATAGTTGTTCCTGATTCTGAAGGAACATATACAGAAAATAATGTACCTTTCAGAGCTTTAAGATTACACAGGATAGATGGTGAATCTTATGGTAGAGGTTTGGTAGAACAATATCTTGGTGATTTAATTTCACTTGAGTCTTTACATGAAAGTATTGTTAAAGCAAGCGCGGCGGCGGCTAAAGTTATTTTCTTACTTGCTCCTAATGGAGTAACTAAAGCTGATGACTTAAATAAAGCACCTACTGGAGCATTCAGAACAGGTAATGCTGAAGATGTATCAACAATACAAATGGGTAAATATAATGATTTTAGGGTTGCACTAGAAACAATAAACAGAATTGAAGCTAGGTTATCTTCTGCGTTTATGTTACGTGAATCTATACAGAGAGATGCGGAACGAGTAACTGCTGAAGAAATTAGATATATGGCTACTGAGCTTGATGAAGCACAGGGCGGCATATATTCAATTTTAGCTCAAGAGTGGCAACTGCCTTTAGTACATATAGTTACTCAGGATATGACCAAAAAGAAATTATTACCAGCTCTACCTAAACAATTATTAACACCAGTTATAACAACAGGTCTTGATGCACTGGGTAGAACTAATGACCTTATCAAATTAGATAATATGGTAGAAAGAGTATTTACTTTAGACCCACAACTTGCTGATAAATATATTAACATGGGTGAATATTTAAGAAGGCGCGGTTCTGCTTTAAAAGTTGAAACAGATGGTCTATTAAAAAGTGAAGAACAAGTTCAGGCACAACAACAAGCTGAACAACAACAACAAATGATGCAACAAGGAATACCAAA